GAGCTTCTTCCAGATATTCCCTAAGAATAACCTCTATCATATTTACCTCAATGCTTTGAGCAGCACGTTATCTTCCAGGCAACGGCTGAGAGCCTCATCGGTCTGGGCATGAACAGATGCGTTCACTCGGTTTTTTCCGGTAAACGTTGAAACTTCGAAGCCGTCCCCTGCTCTGGAGGAGATTCCGTCAGCCAGTTCTTTGCAGATAGCCTTCATCTCTTCCGACTGCAGGAGCTCACGCACTCCGGACCGGTTCAGTTTGACTTGCAAATTAGCCATACTTCTCACACCTGACCTTCATATGCCAGGGAGTCGGGATGTTTGCCTCGATGCCAGTGATCGGAAAGCCGAACGTCTTGACCGTGTGGGTGATCCCATACGCATCCGTCCATTCTACCTTCTTATTCTCCCAGTTATGAGTGTCACCCTTAGGAATGCCCAGCATGTACTGGATCTGTTTCCCGTAAAGAGCCGTAGAGGTAACCACATCATCCGCTTCCGGCTGTCCGATCAGGACGTTCTCGACCTCCACTACCTGCTCCTCATATACCGGCGCTCTGAATTTATCCACACCGACCCTTGTCGGCTCATAAAGCCTTACCGTTATTCCTCGCATACCAATTCCTCAACCGGGCTGTAAGATCCGATCTTGTTGCCCACACCGAGCAGGCGCTTGTCTGTCTTTGACAGATACAGCTCTCCGACAGATCCGCCGCTTCCGACGGTCCAGCTCTGAGCATATCCGAGACCCGACATACTACCCTGCGACGCTCCGATAGGATAGCCGCTTCCAGCCTGGCCGTCTCCGATTGCTCGGAGGACCATCCTGCAGGATACTACCTTCTTGGCTCCTGAAGAGGCCGGATAAGCACATGTGTCTATCAGTACAGCAGCGTCATCGAGAAGAGTCTCGCATGTTGCTCTCTCTGACTCGGTCAAAGTGCGTGTGGATCTTGCCTGGACATCATCAACCGTTGCATATGCCATAACATTCACCTTCGCTTAGTAGTTGCCCCTGTCTTCTTAACTGCAGGCTTCTCCGCTTTCGGAGGCTCAGCAGCCAGCTTGTGGCCGGCTGCCTTATACTCCTCAACGCGGTCTTCCGCGACCCACATTACGTTACCGGTCAGGGCATTGATGAACTTGATCAAACCGTCAGCTTATTGAAGACGGTGGTGTCAGCGCGGAAACCGACTTCCATCTCGACGCGGACTGCGAACATGTTCTGCTGGAACAGGTTGATGGTCTCGCTCTCGCCAACAGTCAGAGTCGCGTCCTCGGAATATCCGACAGTGATACCTTCCACGATGCCGTATACGGCCTTGGTCCAGTCACCTGCGAAGCCGACTACGTTCGGAGATCCTGCCTTGTAAGCGCCTTTGCTCTGCAGAGTGCGAACACCCAGGATCATCGGGATCGCGCCTTCTGCAACGCTGTTGATGAACAGCGGCCGGTGATCGCCGTCAGTTGCAAGAAGCAGCGCGTTCTTTCCTTTCGGGGAGATTACGAAGCCGTTGTTCACACCGTCGTGATCTGCGATATCGCCATCAGCCGCAACAAGGCCGGAATACTCGGTGCCGGTTGCGATGCTCTGAGCGGTGCAAGCCGCCAGGGTATCAAAGTTGGATCCCGGTGCAGTGCCATGGAAAACAGTTTCATCAAATTTTGCAGCAAGAACTCCCGGGAGCCTGCCGACCAGGGCGTTGTAGAGGGATGCCTCATCGCGCCTGAACTCATTGGAGAACGGGACGATCACCGCCAGCTTATAGCCGGTCATAATCTTCTTGTCCAGAGTCGGCCTACTTACAGGCTTCATTCCAGTCTCGGAGACCCACTCAGCATTCGGATCCGACAGGATGACCGGAATCTCAATGCCTCTTCCGGGCAGGCTGATCTGCCTTGCCAGCTGCATAACAGCAGAGTTTTCCTGGGTTTTCTGAATAATTTCATTGCTAACCTCATTCGGCAGCGGATAGTTGGTACGATTTACCTGAGTACCGGTTGGTGTAATAGCCATAGTGCTTATGCTCCTTTACTTTTGTACGTTTTTGAACCAGTCCGCAAACTGCTGCGCAGTAGAGTGCGTTCGCTGTCCCTGGGGCTCGCCGCCATCGGGAACACTCGGATAGCCGACCGGCTTAGCGTAGGCTTTTATGGCCTCAGCCTGCGCCTTACAGCTTTCCTCTGTATCTCCTGTCAGGAGCCTGCTAGGCACACCAGTCTCCTGGGAAATCTTCTCCCGGATGCTCCTTACTGCCTCAGCCTTCTTAAGTCCATCCAGTTCCTTCTGGAGAGCCGCGGCCTTCTCGTTTGCTTTCTGTAGTTCTGATTTACTTGCTTCTGTATACTGATCATACAGATCCGCTTTTTCCTTAAGCTGACTGTAGTCGGCATACTTACTTCTTTCCCTCTGAAGTCTGTCGCCGATGATCGCGTCGACCTCTGCCTGGGTAAAGGTCTTGTTCTCCGGCTCCTGTGACTGCTGAGTGTTCTGTCCCTGATTCACAGTTTCCATTAGTTGCCCTCCTTCGAGTGTGAGATCCACGTTTAAGGCACGTGTTGCCAATAAAAAAGAGAGCTGTTTATGCTCTCTCGGTTACCGCAATAAAAAAGCACCGGTTCAACCGATGCCGATTTACTATGTTCATTAAATTCAAAAATAATAACTCAAAAAGTCAACCCTGAAGCAATTAGCTGAAGTACTTCCCTTCTATCGCCGTTATAGCTCTCCCAGCCCAACAAATGGAGGGCAGCCGTAGCAAAATCCGAAACCAGATAGTTATTCCAAAAGGATGTGTTATTCGTTCTAAGCCGCAAAACAGCCTGCTTGAAACTGGTAGAGTGAACCCTTCTTTGAACAAGTTCACATAATGCACCACAAAGTTCGATTGGGTTATTAGTGCCGCTTAGCATTGAAACTAAACTGCTTGTATCAGTTTTATTTAAGCCTGTCTTCATCCCAATCACCACCTATCGCATTGATCTCAGAACGACACAATTCAATTAGCTTCTTAACTATGTCTTCTCTTCCGGCCTCCCTAGCAAGAACAATCTCTCGCCTATAGGCATTATATTCCATGGTACATCTGCGGTCAATATCAAACAAACCACGGAACCCTGGGAACCCGTCCATTTCATCGTCTAGCATGTGCTGCTCTTCGTGCAGCCACGCCCCAATACTGTCTTTTCGACTTAACAACAGCTGCCCCGGGGTGCCCTCTGTCAATCCCGGGCTATATGACATCTGGTTTTCGCTCTCACGAATCTCAACTCCCTTGGCCTTTGCATAAGTTATTATTCTTTTAAGTTCTTCCGGGTGGCTCTTCTCAATTGGCCCAAAGATATCATATATCGGATCAGCCTTTTTATCCAGAAGGTACGCCCTTTTGTGATACTCATCGCGCTTGCGAGCGTTTATCTCCTCACTGTGTTCTGCATAGTATTCCCGGCTCATGGAGTTCAGTTTTTCCTGCCAGGTGGCCCCCTCAGCGCTCTTGTATTCATCATACAGAGCCTCTGGATCATAGCCCTCAACAGTCAAGTTATTGTTAAACCGGACCACGTATTCACATCTGCAGTGGGCATGCAGGTGAGCTTCAAAGCTCTTGCCGGATCTGGCTGACTCCCACCCCCTGGATCCGAGCATTTTACAGAACGCGCAGCCATCGCCGGAAGGCACCAGAGCCATTGACGCTCCGTCCCTTGCTGCGTTCTTCCGCATCGTCCTGGTGCTCGTTTTCTTAACCAGTTTTCCGGTCTCTGCGGGGACAGTTGTCGGCGCACGCCTCATGGCGGACTGAAGAACATCCTGCACTTCCTGCATGGTCGGTACATTTGCCGGTACAGCCGGCTTAACGTTTGCGGCTTGGGCAAGTGCTATCGCGTCATACATATCGCAGGTAATGGCCGAGGCCGCTTCCCCATATTTCATGGATATGGCGTGGGCCATCTGGATGATCTCGGCCGTATCATCAAAACCGTGCCTGTCTATATAGTCCTGCATTTTGTCAGCTGCGGACTGACTGATTGCTGCTATCCGGTCAATATATCTCTTCCAGTCTTTCTCTGAGATCTGCATATATTACTCGGCCTCATTTCCTTCTCCGAATTCCTCGGTCAGGACCGCCATTCCTCGCGCTCTCTGCTCCTGAGCCTTGATCCTCCGGATATCGGCCTGATCGAAGCCGATCATCTCCAGGAAGACATCGGTGCTGGCAAATTCAGGCCGTCCGGAAGCAATCTTGATGGCGGCATCCGCAGAAACCGCAATCGAGGGCATCGCCGGGTTCTTGAAATGAGCCACTATACTTTGCTGGCTGTAGCCAAGTTCTGACAGCGTAGCATTCTGGATGATTGCCGACGCCATGAGCATCACAGTACGGAGGGAATCTCCGTTTCCGTCGTTCAGCTTCTCGGCCATCTGCGTCAGTGTCTTCGACTGCGCGAGGATCGCATCGCTTGAAGTTGGATTCGCGTCATTGACGACGCCGGTATCCGTAACAGTCAGACCGGTAGCAGCTGAAAACTGGGTCGCCAGGATCCTGATCATCTCCACGTGAGAAGATATAGAGCCCTGCTGGAACTGCCCAAAGGTCGGCTTCTCACCCGTCTCCGGATTAGTAGTAGCCGCCAGAATAGCCCCGACATACTGTTTGAATTTCTGATTGATCACGGTATCATACTGCTCATCCGTGATACCCAGCAGATACTTCTGCGGTGCTGTAGAAAACTCGAGTCCGATCGTAGCATTGGCAATCGTGCGGACATAACCCTGGATCAGTCTCCTGATAGGCTCCTTGATCCGACTCTGCCCGAATGGCTTGGAGCTTGTCGGGTTCCATACAAGCGGCTCCATGAGAGGCCTGCCCATGTTGTGCGGATGGTATTCTGCTGTCCACTCGTTTTCACCTTCACGCCGGCGCATGACAATAATGTTATCGTCCGTATACATATTCACGATGGACGGGATCCAGTATTCCGGATTATCCTCCGCCGGGATAGTATCGATAATGGCAAAACCACAG